TTCATTTTAAATTAATTTTTCAAGTTTATTAATAATATCCATTTGTTTTTTACTTACCAGTATAGCGTAGTCATTATCTTTAAATATATCTACATCTTTGCTAGTAATTTCAATTGTTTTTATATCTCCATTGCCATTCTTTGCAAGCTCAATTACTTTTGCAAAATCATCATCCCAAATTGCGTGGCACATTTCGCGTCCAGTTGCTATATGTATTTTATCCATTTTTTTGTTTATTTTAAAAAGTTTTTAATATCTTCCATATTTTGCTTTTTGCAATTTATCTTGTAGGTTCCTAACTTCATTTAAAAGTTCTTTTGATATACCATAAGTATTTCCATAATCTTCAAACTCAATACGATTTATATGAGATAAATTATTAAGAACATTTATTGCGTTTTCAATTGCAATATCTTGTTTAGCAATAACTAGTACTTGATTAATTGCTACATTATTTTCTTTTGTTACTAACTTTGAAATTTCCATTTTTTTATTATTTAGTTGTTTAAAATTGTACTGCAAAGATAATAGGTATTTTACAAATGTCAATAGTAAAATTAAAAAAAGTGTATTTTTTTTAAAAAATTAATCTATATTAAGAATATAAATAAAAAAACCCAGCCAAAATATTGCTACCGTGACTGGGAAAATGAAAAAAGAAAAAGAGATTACAAAGTTAATTCTTTTTTTTGATACTTTTTAAAATAGTTTGCAAGCAATTTAGGACTAGTTCGTTCATTATAAAGTAAATTTATCCTTTTTAATTGCAGTTACAATCTCATTTGTATTTATTTTATTGTCCTTTCGCATCGCCTCTAATGTTTTTGATATAGTTCTATTGATTATTTTGCTTTCTATATCATCAATTCTTTTTTGCGACCTTTGTATAACCTCTGCCTCTTTTTGCTCAATAGCGGGCAAAATATAGTGTGATTTGATATACTTATCTACATCACCATTTACTAATGAGCTAACTAGTCCAAGATTTTGGCCTGTAGCTTGTGCTGGTATTACCGATTCCCCTTTTGAAAGCCAAGCCAAGTTGCTATCACTTGTACCTGTACCAACGCCACCAACAACACCATTGAACCCTACAACCCCATCTTTGAATTTTGGAGTAGGTTGTGATGCGATTAAGGCAATTTGTGCAGCACCAATAGCAGCTGCAATAGCTGAAAATGGTAAACCTCCAGTAGTAGGTGACGCAACTACTGACCTAATAACAGCTTCAGCAGTAGCTATAACAACTCTTAAAATAGATGCACGTTTGTCAGCTTCAAATTGTTTTCGTTTTTCTGCTTTGATTTTTTGGTCATACTTTTGTCTAATAATTTCTTTTTTTTGCTCATTATCTCCAGCAATTGCTAATTCAGCTTCTTTTTCTGCATTTAATTGAGCAATCCTTTCTTCACTTGCAGCTTTTTCGCTTGCACTTACCATATCAATTGCGGCCATTGCTGCTGTACTTGCTGCAGCTGAACCAGCTAATATTGCGTCTTTTGTAGCTTGTTCTTTTTCCTCTTTTGTTGCACCTTCTTTATTTATTTGTTTTATAGAAGCTGCAAAACCTTCAACTTGACTTTTAAATTTACTAACAGATTGAGGATTAAAACCTAATTGAATTAATAAGCCATTATTTGCAAATTCGAATAATTCATCAAATTGAGCTTTTAACCTTGCTGCCCTTTCTTGCTCTTGTTTTATTTCTTGTGCATTTTTTTCATTACGATATTTTGTATCTTGAGCAGCTAATTGTTTATTTAAATCTTCATTTGAAGCTATTATATTTTTAATTAACTCACTATCCGCACTAACTTCAGCATCAAGTAGTTTTTGTTTATAAATATCATTTGCAAGTATCTTTGCACTAATTATATCTCTTTCAGCTTGTATAATTGCTAATTTTTTAGCATTTTCGGCTTCTTTTGTAGTAGTTACCTCGTCTTCTATTTGTTTTTTTCTGTCCTCAAATGCCTTTACCAATGTACTTTTTTCGCCTAATATAGAATCAATTTTATTTTTAACAGAATCTCTATCAGCGTCTTTTTGCAATTGAATAATATCGTTAAAAGTTTTATTAGCAAAACTTAATTCTTTATCTAAAATATCTTTATTAACTAAAAATCCATTTTTATCTCTAACTTTAGCTTCTTCCGCTAATCTATTATTAGAGTCTGTTATTATTTGTAAAATGTCATCTTGATATTTTATTTCAAGTTGCTTTAGTTTTTCTTTTTCTTTTGCTATTTTTTGTGGGTCTTCTTTTCTTGCCTCTAAATCAGCAATGTAATTTTTTTGATTTACTATATCTAAATTAGATAAATCTTTGATAGCTTTTTCCCTAACTTTTATTATCTCATCCAATTCCTCTTTTTCTAATTGAGCAGCTGTTTTGCCTTTTTTGCTTTTTCCTGCTTTTTCTGATACCATTTGCGCTTCACCAGTTACAGACGTTGTAGCACCAGAAGTAGTTGTAGCTAAATTTTTTTGCTGTTCTTTTTGCGTTTGTTTTGCGGCCGTTGCAAATACCGTTTTAGCTTTATCTAAATTTTTATTTAGTTTATTAATATCTATATTAAACATTGATGCAAAAGGTTCTACTATTTTAAGCATTCCTTTTACAAAATCAATCAAATTATTTTTAATTTTGCCAAATGTATTATTAAATATCGTAGACAATCCTTTAATATAATCTCCAACGACACCAATTGCACCTTTAAAATCACCTCTAAAAATAGCACCCCAAAAGTCTACAAATGTTTGAACTTGTAATTTAATTATTTGAAGCGCGCCAACTAAAACATCTTTAAAAGTTTTTATTCCTAATAATACATATTCTAATGCTGCTCTAACTTGACTCATTGCAATATCAAACACTTTTGCAAATATAGAAGCACCATTTGAAACTCCACCAAAAGAACTACCTATTTCAGCAAATACATCTATAATAGCAACTCCTACTTCTTTTACTGTATTCCATAAAGCCATAAACAAATCACCTATTCTAGCTACATATTGACTTTCGCTAAAAAATGTGGATATACCACTACCAAGTGCTGCAAAAAAGTTACCTATATATGGCAAAGCTTCAGCAATTACATCTATAATTGGAGTAAATACATTTAATATTCCACTACCTCCGGCAAGAAATGCCCCAAAACTGTTTGACAATCTTGTTAAAGCGCCTTGAAATGTGTTGGTATTTGTTTGGGCTTGTGTTAAAGCCACGCCTTGCTCACCAACCGCTGCTGTATATTGTTTAAATTTGTCTGTACTATCTAATAATATTTGACCAGCAGTAACTGATTCCAATCCAAATAACTTGGTTAATTCTTGAGAACGTTTAATAGGGTCTTGTATATTAGCAAATTCATTTTTTGTTTGCTCTAATGCAGCATTAATATCAAATTGACCATTTACATATCCCTTTCCAGCATTTGCTAGTTTTAATATAATATTTCTTAATTGTGTACCAGCTTCAGCCCCTTTTATTTGTTTGTCTCCTAAAGTTTCTTGTAATGCTACAGCTTGCTCTACACTTACATTGTTGGCTTTAGCTACAGCACCAAACTTCTCCAATCCTTGGGCCAAATCTGGAATAGCTACAGCTCCTGCTTTTGAACCAGCTGCAAGCACATCAATAACTCTTGCACTTTCTTCAGCTCCAAAATTAAATTGATTTAATGTACCAGTCAAAGAGTTTACAGAACTCTCTAATGAATCACCACTCGCTTTACTTAATAAAATAGCTTGTTTTGTTACCTCTGCTAATGCTTCTTTATTTTGTAATAAATCTGGTTTTGCACTACCTACTAATTTAAAAGCATTTACTGTTTCGCTTAAGCTTGAACTTAATGTCTTATCTTGAGCTATCTCTTTAGCTTGATTTCGGTAAAATTCTAAATCTTTTGTAGTTACACCTGTAATAGACTGCAATTCTGCTAATGATTGTTGAAATTCAGAATTTACACTAATCATTTTATAAAAAACACCAACAATAGCAGTTCCAGCAGCTGCCATTGCTGTCATAGGATTAAATAAACCACCAATTGAACTACCTAAATCTTTAAAACCACCTTTTAACTTGTCAGTCAATCCGCTTAAGCCACCTGTAGACTTATTTGTATTATCTATTGCTTTTGATACATTATTTAGGTCTTTTTCAACTTCTTTAGTGTCTAAATCTAATTTTATAGGTTTGCCAACGGCTTTTTCAACTTCTTTTGATTCCTTTTTAATTGTTTCATAATCGGTTTTAAGCTCTGATATGTCGGCTCTATACTTTATTATTATCTCGTCTGCCATATTATTTCTTGTTTTGTTTTTCTAGGTTTTTTATTTTTATTTGAAATTTACGCAAAGCCGAAAAATACACACTCATTGGGCTTTGTTTAATCAAATTTTCTTCTTCTACGCTTTCACTTATATATGTTATTTGTTGTTCTATTTGCCTTTGATAGTCAAATATTAGCTTGGCTGGGTTTTTTGTTGTATCTGCTTCATTACTTTCCGAAACACCTCCATTTGCGATTCCAAATTTTGTGCTAATATATTCAAGTTCAATGCTGATAAATTTTGCGATTTCAAAAAGTCCGCTAACATTGGCTCGCAAAAAAAAACCTCGCTATCCTCTGCAGTCATTAAAGTATCTCTTATATCTTTGGCTTTTTCAAGTAGAAACTCATTTGATATGGCTTCGTTCTTCTCATCCTCTCGTAAATATAATACAGCCATCAACTCATATAACATATTTGTGTCCATTGCAATTTGTCTTCTAATATCTAATGCCTCAACTGCAGACCTATATTGGTTTATGTTATTAAAACTTCTTGTTGCCTCAATCCATTCATTTAGAGTAACATTTGTTATTCTATTCTGCATTTCCATTAATCTAGTAGTGTATTGTGCGTGGTAACGTTCAAAATTAATTTGACTCATAGTATCGCTAAAACGATAATACTTATATCCACCTACTGAAGTAAATGCATAAATCATCTTTTGATTTCCGTGTGGTGTTTTAACTTTTTTACCAAAAATGTTTTTAAATGGATTTTTCATTTTTTTTATTTTTTAAAATTCGCAAGTTTCATACAAAACATCACTTGTAAACTCACAATCATTAAATTTTAATTTTATAACGTTGGCCTCATCAAAACTACCAGCACAATTGATATATTCAATTGGTATAATAGTTCCAGTAATGTCGGTTAAAGTTAATGTAAAGATATTAGCGTTGTCAAAATTTGCCAAAATCTCATCATCTGTAAGGTATATTTCGCCTCCTTGCTCTGGCAAGTTTATTTTGCAGGTTTGCCCTTTCTTTTTAAATGAAAGTATGCAATCAACTGCTGAATGTGCCAACAAAAGATTTGTTTCGCAAATTGATGCTTCTAATAATGGATAACAATATGAACTCATAGGTTAATAGTTTGGAAATAGTTTATCATAAATCAAAGTCGCTATTACACTCACACTAATAACGACAAAAGGATAGTAAATAGGCTCAATAAATAATACTGGTAAACTCCATACACTACTCATACAAGTTGGGCATCCTATTGTAGGTTTTTTAATGTACTTATTTTTGATTATTAAATCCAAAAAGTCGTATAATTTACCGAATATCATATCTTCTCCAGAAGCTAACTTAAATGAATTAATAGCAAAAGCTACCATTAAGCTAATTGAGAATATTTCTATCAAATTAAATAAAATCATATAATAATTTTTTATGCAAATATACAAATTAAATGTTAAAGTAAATATTTTCCTTTAAAATATTTCGCTTAATTAAAAAATATGTATTAAAAGCATATCTCAAAGTATCTAAAAAGTCAGCTCTTTGTGCTAAATCATTTCTATCTTTTTTTACTAATCCTTTGTCATCAGCTTCGGTATATTTTAATTCGTATATTAAATTCTTACATTTAGGGTCAATTGATATGTTTTTGTGCCTATAAAATACAAAATTACACAATTCAATTGAAGAAATCACACTTGGATTTGCTCTTGGAACTTCTAATCTAGTACCTAAATTAAACGCTTTTTGAATTTGTAGCCAGTTAGATAGGTTTGCGGTTGTTTCTGTACGTCCAGTTGCATCTCCTGTAAACTTTGCTCTGCTTAATTCAATTGGTGTATATCTTGCACTTATTTCATTGATTAAATCTTGAGTCTTTGCATTCTCAATCTTAATTTCATTGATTATATTGATATAATGGTTTGTGCCTTCTTTATATTCCTGCATAACAATACAAGCTAATGGGCTTGTGTTAAAGTCAATTGAAAATATCAAAGGATATAGTGGATTATTTTCGCAAGGTTTTACGTGAATATCCTCGTTAAAATTGTGCATAGCCACATTTTGTACCTTGTCTGTAAATTGAGCTAAATATTCTTGCTCAAATGCAGTCATCGGCAAAGATAATCTGGCCTCTTCTACTTCGCTTTTATCAATAAAAGGATTAGAAACAGTAGGCATCTGAAATGATTTCCAATTATCTAACTTATTTTGATAGTTAAAAAGCTCAAAAAAATAGTGATTTTTGCCTTTTGGAGTTGATAAAAAGTAGGCGTCTCCTTTATAATCTGTCAATAAAGGCCTTATAGATTGTTCCCACGCTTCTTGTGCTTTCATTGTATTGAGCATCGCATACTCATCTAATATTACTCTATGATATTTGCGTCCCCTTACAGAATCAATTGAGTCCAAACTCCAACAATCTAATATACCGCCTGTAATTGTTTCAATTCTTTTGTTTTGCTCATCTTTTTTAGCTATAATATCCTTACAAATTAAAACAACCGACTTAAATACTTCTCCAAGCATTTTATATGTAGGGCAAAAATAAGCTATTCTACTACCGTGTAATAATCCAATTGCTAATTGATTGTCATCTATTATTAATTGCTCGGCTAATGCAGTTTTTCCAAATCTACGTCCACAAGCTATAACATTAAATCTTTTTCTATCTTGTATTATTTCTTTTTGACCAGCGTGTAAATTATTCAATAGAACTCGCATCTCTTCTTATTACTTCTATTACGGTATTTGTGTTTTCTACTTTTGTTATGGCATAATCACCCTCTATTTTTGATATTTCACTTTGTAAATCTTTTATTGTTTTACGCAACAATGATTTTTCGCTAATGGTCAAAGGTCTTGTTATTAATTCGCCATTGCTTTTGGTTTCTTCGGTAAATCCGTGAGTTAATTCTTTTATGCAATTTTCAATTTCTTTTTGGTAAATTTCAAGACGCTCAATTTTGCTCTTTATAATCGATTTAACGGCCTCTTTTTCTGCAATGATAGTTTCATTGAACTTTGCCTCATTAATTAAACTACGGCGCTCTGAATATGTTTCTTGAGCAATTAACCAATATTTATTAAATGATTGTTTTGTTAAGTCAAATTTAGTACAAAAAAGTATACATACATCATTATATTTGACGTTACCTTTTTCAAGCTCTTCTATAATAAAATCAATGTATATTTCTTTACTCATTATACCAATTCTACTTTTACGTCTGTATTTTCTCTAATTTCTTTTGCTACATTTGGATTGTTATCTAAATGGATTTCAATTCCTAATGCTTTTAATGTTTTCCATTTTGGTTTGCCACAGGTAAAATACACTCTATATTGTGGTATTCCTAATTCTTTAGCCAAATCCAATGTTTTTTGATTTTGGCATTGACCAGTAACTATATAAATTACATATATAGGATTACTTTGCTTTTTTTTCAAATATGCTTGACCTTTTTCGGTGGTCAAAGTACCATCTACATCAAAAGAAACTTTCATATTTTAATAAATTAAATTATTATAATCGTTTAAAGCGTTGTCATCTTTTACAAATTGACCATTAACCATCTTACCAGTTCTTTTTGCAATTACATTATAAGCTGACTCCAAACAATCTTCAAGTTTTAATCCTTGCATTTCGGCTTGTATTATAATCGTAACCAAAATATCACCTAGTGCGTCAATTATTTCTGCTCTATTATCCTCAAGTAAAGCATCATTCAACTCATTAACTTCTTCAGCTGTTTTATTCCATTGAGCCAACGAAGTTCCTTTTTCAAGTATTCCTTTTTGGTTTGCCCACTCTATTATTAATTTTTCTAATTCTTGATAATTCATAATATTATTTTCTATCTCTTGCCCAAAATAATGATACAACTATTAGTATAAAACTTATTGATAATATTTCCATATTTTACTTTTTAATTACTATGCCTTCGCCACCCTCTGGGCAAGCATCGATTTCTTTTTCTTTTTTTTCTTGGCGTTCTTTTTCTGCTTGTACTGTCCTATATAAATTAAAGTAAATTCTGCTCATTAAAAGTCTATTTTTTGAGCTTAATTCTGACTCTTTATGGTGAATATTCATTATTTCCTTTGTAAATAGGTTAATTTCATCTAATCCTAATTCTTTTAAAAACTGAATGTTTCTGTCGTGTCTATTAATCTCAAAAATCTTATCCAATCTGGCCTGTAATAACTCTTCCATAGTGCAAATATAGGTATTTTTTATTTAATTATTAAATAAATTATTGATAATGACGCAGAAATAGATAATCCAAAAATAGCTCCTTTAATAAATGAACTTAAGCCAAAAATATTTATATTATTTTCTAATTTAGTTTCTGTATCTATTAGCTTTAATTTAGTTTCGTGAAGTTCATCACACATTTTATAAAATTTTTCATTTTGTGATTTATAAATTTTATTTATATTGTTAATACCCTCCTCATATTTATCCAAGAAATTATCCTTTGAATAAGCAAATATTTTTTTATTATGATTTCCAAAATCAAAAACTACAAATTCTTTTGTCATTGCTTTTTTAAACTCGAGCAATTCCATATACTCTTCTGTACTTACTATTGATGTTCCTTTTTTCATTTTTTTATTGTTTATTTTTCTATATATTCTTTTAAATATAAGTCAATTACGACCTTTGTTTTTTCTAAATCTTCTTTAAATGCACCTTTTTTTCTACAACGTGTAATCCTTTTTATAATATCAAACTCCCACGAGTTTAAATTATGGTCTTCGGCAAACTTATATAAACTACCTTTTGAATTATCGTAGTATTTTGGTGTTTCACTTGAGCTTAAATTGATAAGCAGTCTTTGTTTGTCTATAAGATTTTTTGTGTTTATAGGTTCTTTTCCAAGTTTTTTTTCAGATTCAATTTCAGTTTCTTTTTGAATTGGTTGTATAAATTTGTAGTCTTTTACAAAAGCAATAAATGTATGTGGCCCAAAGTTAAAAACCTCTTCATTTTCTAATAGTTTAAATTTAACATCGGTTACTATTATATCACCATTTCCATCAGCTATAGGATTATCTTGTGCCTCAAAATCTAAAATTTCACCTACAATACCATATAACTCAGAACCAAATTTCATTCCCACTTTTATAAAAGATAGGTCATAAATATTTTTTATTTCAAAAACATTTCTATTTTCCATTTTTTTATTTTATTTTTTAGAATGGCAAATCATCGCTTAATCCAGAATCATTTGTTTGAGATTTTGGTGTAAATTCCTTTTTTGGTGCTACTGGATATTCTTTTGCTTTTGAAAACACTACAGTACCATTTCCTACATAGTTCCTAGCAGTTTTTGCATCTCTTTGCTCTTTTGTTTGACTTTCCCAAGCTGAAACATTGTTCCCAAATTGGTCTACATTCTC